ACTATGAAGACATCCCATTGCAACACAAGGCAACTTTTACTTTTTCTCATGAGTGTAAGCAAGTGAAGGGTGATGATGAAGTATGCGTTGATTTAACTACAGGCGAGACAGCCCTGTATGCACCGAAGGATTAATATGATAACATACTTAATTCAATTCATACTGTGCTGTTGGGCAGCGTTTAGTATAAGGTTAGTTAACCGAGAAGTGAAGTATGCATTGTTCTATGGACTGTCATGTAACCTGTGCTTCATATCGTGGTGGATATATACCGCCCAATATGGCTTCTTGTTAGGTGACTTAGTCTTCACAGCTACATGGCTAGGAGAGATACGATGGGCAAATATGAAGAAGACGCAGAAGGAATCCTTGAAGGGCGAGGCATACACCCTGAACGACCTTTAGTATTACAGCTACTAGGACAGGCAGTCAATGATGCCTTCGATAAGTTCTACCATAAGATAGATGGGGCTACCATAGTGCAGTCACAGAAGGTAGCAGTAGAGAAGACGTTCGCTCACATGCAGGTAGTACATACTGATGAGTGGCGTGTTGATTATGAGCGTGATGGATATGTCAAACTTTATTCACCTTTATTGGAAGATATGCTGTATATTTGCAGGGACGATAACATGTTTAAGTTCCTCGCTAGAGGTGGTGACGCATGTACTGAGATAGATACTGGCTTAGTAGTGTACACTCAGAGAGAACTCAAGCACTTAAAAACTTTAAGCTCGGAGGATGTAAAGTGGATACACCTAGGGAAAACTTTCAAGGGACAGTTAGTCAAGTGAAGAACATGATAGCAGCTATGCTATACAATGTAGACGAGGACATTAAGACCTTACGTGCACAGCAGGATCAGTTGCTCTTCTTCCAAGAGCAGCTTGAACATGCGGAGACTAAGGAAGAATTATGAATTGGTATATAGTGATAGTCCTAATGTTAGTCGGTGAAGATAACATAATTGATTATAAATATAACAGCAAGGCTGAGTGTGAGGTAGCTATAGAAGAGTTTGCTAGCAACCTACATGACACTGGTCTGCCTGACGGGTCAAAGTATATTAGGTTTGAATGCATTGACCATGACGAAAGGATCAAGCGTATGCGTCAGTACCAAGAGGAGCATAAATTTCGTGAGCAATCCTAAGCTAGAGACACAGAGTGATGTGGATATAAAGAACAAGGTCAGGCTATTCTTACAGCAGGATCAGTGGTGTAAGATACATGACCTGTATGAACGGCTGTACTATGTGGACTGGTTGTGTAGTAACAGAGATGAAACAAAGTTTTGGTTCTCTGAGTTTAAACGTAGAAGTTGTGAACACCATACATATAGAGATGGCACACTGCTATCCATGCACAAGTACATACGTCTTCAAGAGTATGCACGCATAACAGGTGAGGCTTCAATCTTTGTAGTGTTGTTCACTGATGGGTTATACTTTCACCCTGTACTTTATGATGCTATCCCTAACATATCCTTTGGTGGTAGGTCAGACCGTAACATACAGGGTGACGTTGAGCCTATTGTATTGATAGAGCCTAATGAATTCAAACCAATAACAGGATGGGAGGAGTGGAGAGATGAGCAAGACAAGTAGAGATAAGGGACAGCGTGGTGAGCGTGAGGTATGCGCTCTGCTACATGAGCACTTAGGCACAGAGTTTAAGCGTAACCTAATGCAGACAGCAGAAGGTGGGCATGACGTGTTAGGATTGAAGGGTTGTGCAATAGAAGTTAAACGTCAAGAGAAATTGCAGGTAGAGAAATGGTGGAAGCAGACAGTAGGGCAGGCATCAGATGTTGGACAGTTGCCAGTGTTGTTTTTCAGAAGGAACAAGGAATCGTGGACAGTTGCAGTACCTACGTATTCTATAATGAATTGGATAACTGTATCATGTTTCCAACACTACGCACTCATGTCAGTCCCACAGTTTGTAACCTTTTACAGCACCCTACAAATAAAGGGGGGACTATGCAAAGACCAGACAGAGCAGACTTAAGAACAAAGATGTCTCGACCTGATGAGGCCTTGGATCATTTGTATATGGCAGAGCAGAAGCTATCACGTAGCAACAAGAGTGCTGTCTACCTTGCCCTCGTTGATGTAGAAAGATACATCATCTATCTTGAGAAGAAGATATCTAACCTAGAGAAGAAGTAATGGAGTGTGCCATGAAAATAAACAAATGCTACCTATGTGATGAAACAGAACCTCATACACATAACAAACAAGCGGAATGGGTGAGAGAAGAAGTGCAAAAGTTTGACTTACGAATTGCAGCACTAGATGGGAGGGTTTGTGAATTGGAGAAAGAACTTGGGGGTGAATACAAGTCTGGGAAAACTAGGATGGAGCGTAGACTAGGCACACCCGATAGAAGAACGCATGGCAGCAGGGAATTTAGAAAAACTCAGTGGCTATCTCATTCATTAGGCACAGCATGTACATGTCGGAGAGGTAGTTACGATTACCAGAATGGGGATAACAGTGTTACATAAAATATTTCCATTCGTACTTGGGGGACTACTGATGATAGCATTCATATCAGCATTCTTATCAGGGTGGGACAGAACAGTTGAAGGATCAGTAAAATCTACACGCCCAGAAAATGGGTGCTCACAGCTCAGTGTTAACCCCCCACTATGGGGATGCTATATAAGTGGATGGACTGTATCATATATTACTACTAAAGAATTTAGATTAGCAACTCCAAAATAGGAGGCCGATATGCCTAAGAGAAAGTATAACTACAATCATAGACGTAAGGCTCTTGCCAAGAGATCACTGAGATACAGAATTATACAGCGAACAGCTAGAAAATTACACGTACCATACTATGGTAGTGTGGACGATTTAGGATACAAACAAGAACCTCTCTTACAGGAGACAATATGAACCATCAGGAAACTTTAATCGTTAAGCTTGACCTATTGATAGACGCAGTGAATAGACTAAGGGCTGCACCACTAGAGGTGAAACTTGTTAGTGATGTGGCTACTGGTAAATTCCCTGTCCCACCAAAGACAACAGGTGCTGGTGAGAAGTTACCTAAAACTAAAGGGAGATGACATGCCCACATTTTACATGAGTATAGAAATAAAGAGAGCTGATTTTAATGATGGTAGTCGGGAAGAGATAGTCATAACAGATGGAAACTCAGGCAAAAACATTGGATTCTTTTCTGATCAAAATGTTAGCGAAGCTAATGTTATGGAGCATACCGCTGAAGTTGCGAAACAATTTATCTTAGATAACTTCACACACAATATCCCCGAAGAATGTTCCACCACTAGCTGAACTCAGGGCTACTATCTTCTTAGCCATAGGTATAGCAGCAGTGTAAGCTTCCTCGAATTCTGGTTGGAAGGCACACTCATCCGAAACAACTAAACTAGCAACACGTGATCGGATGATGTGCCCACCTTCCGGTATCCCATGTACTATACTTCCATTACCAAACCTCATCTTAGCATAGCTAGTGTCAACAGGTACCATCTCTTTAAGCCATACAGGTAGCTGACTATAGACGAAGGACATCCTAGCATTCTCCATCTTCTTATCGAAGACGAGAGCTGCAGCATCCTCTTCCTTTTTACTCTGAATGAATACAGATTGGTGTGAATGAAACAAGCACAGCCATAGGCTATACAGCACAGCAGTCCATGACATCATAATCTGTCTGCTCTTGGGTATGAACAGGCGATCCGATTCATGTATCACTGAAATAATTTTACGAAGGTATGGCTTGTCAGGGAAAGGTTTAGAAGGACTATCAATGTCATGCTCATCCTTAGTGATTACATAGCCAGAAAATATGAAATTATTTGGGTGTTCCTTCCAGTGCTTCAGGAGTAGCAGCTTGTGGAGTTCCTGTAATGAGTCCGATGATAGCCGACTCAAGCGACTTGTCAGTAATTCCTTGTCCATTCCCGGCAAGGAGGTGAGCGTGTTTACTAGGTTTGTCATATCCGAACATATCTCTCAGTGCTTTCAGACCGTCCAACTTATTATGAAAGGTCAGTGTTACCCCCTTGCCTCCAGTACCTCCAGTGATTGAGACAACAGGCTTGAGGTCTAGTATCTCTGAACTCTTACCTGTGATCTTGCCTTCCTTATCAAAGCTATAGTACTCTGATGGATCAAGGAATGCTATACGTGCGTACTCTTCTGCTACCCTATCCAATGATATGTGTAGCTTCTTAGCTAGGCTATCACGCCTATCCTGTAACCTCTTCTTGAAGTTCTTATCATTCCTCAACCGGCTGATGGTCTTGTCCATCCCCTTGCCTGAGTACCCCGCCTTCAATGCAACAGAACTCCAAGCCTTATCAGGGTTAGCTATGATGAATTCAATCAGCATGTCCTGCTTGTTGTACAGCGTACCAGTCATGTCAGGCTTAGGTAACTTCTCTCTCTCCTCATCCTCACGTAGCTTAGCCATCTCTACGTTTGCTTTTACTCTTGATAATAGTTTAGCCATTAACCGTAACCAGCACGACCACCAATAGTGGCACGTTTGCTGTCCTTTGCTCTCATTCGTTTATCATAGAAGTCAAGTAGTCTAACGATACAGTCACGTGTGGGTGGGTAGTTAGACTTCACAGCTTCAACACAATCATCCCATATACGGAGCAGTGCATCCTCCGTCCCCGGTTTGTTTCTGCAGAACCACTCCCTCATAAGGACAGAAGCATTGTTCCTCTTGCGCTCTGACTCATAGATGAAACGTATGCCTAATTCTTTACGCATCCTATTGCGTAGGTCTTCATCATCGCATGCTAGGATCACACGATCAATCTTACACCTGCCTAACATATCCTTCAGATCGTTAATGAAGTCAGGGGAGAGCCTACCTATGACTTCGTCAAAGATATGGTACTCCCCGTTAACCTTAGCACCAGCTACACAGTACCCTCTATTATGGTCATCGTTACCTAGAAATAGAGAGGCCATATTCTGCTCACACATGTGGTACTTGTCGGCCACATACAAAGCAATGCTAGTACCGTATGATTTAATCTTATCCGGCTTGTTCGATTCCATGTACTTTGTTTGCACTCATGTGTGAAGACTCAATGATGTTGCCTACAATATCGTCACAAGCCTTACGTGCTGATCCCCCACATACTGCGTAAGTAAAATCTTTATCGTGAAACGGTTCCAACTTATAAAAGTCATCACCTAGTTCTTCAACTGAGTATTCCATTACTTGCCACCTTTCTTTTTCTTCTTCTGTTCACGGATACGTTGCTTAGCTCTAGTCACTGTTGTAACTGGGAGCTTCTTAACGCTGGCCCTAGGGTTGTTAGTTTCTCCTCTTACTACATCCTTAGCATATCTAACTGCAAGCTTTCCAGAATCTTTAAGCTTCTTTCCCCATGCTTTCAAATTTGCGTTAGCTCTCTTGTTCTGGTCGCTTTTAGCCTTCTGCTTCTTCATATTCTTAAGAGCTTTCTTTGTGTCAGCACCCATCAGTAACCTCGGCCTCCCTTTTTCTTCTTTGAATAAATCATTAGCACCTCCTGTTATCTGTATTGTTTTACTCTATAGGCTACACTCTTAGTACTCTTCTTCTTTGGCCTATCCTTTTTCATCTGCTCCCATGTAGCTTTATTCTTTGCCTTCTTTGCGTCTGCTTCTTTCTGATTGAACGGCTTAGCTTTAGGCTTAGGCTTAGTCTTCACCATGTGGCGGGGGATTCTACCTGCGGATAATGTTATTTCGTCATTCAACTTATCCCACGCAGCTTTCTCTGCCTTTGCTTTTTTTGCAGCTTTCTCTGCCTTTGCTTTTGCCGCTGCCGCCGCAGCTTTTTGTTTTGCTTTTTTATTTGCTTCTTTCTCACCTCTAGCCCACATACCTCTCTCATCCGACTCTGTAAGCTTTGTTGGGGGCTTATTACGTCTGCTACTCTTCTTATCATCCTCTTCTGAATTGCGGTGCCCATGGGGCTTGTGCTTCCACTCGTTATTACCCACGGATGCTACTCCCTGTTCTCTTACGTTCTTTGGGTTTAATAGGTTTAACTTTAAGCTTAAGGTCTTTCAACTTTACCACCTTAGGTTTCATTGGTTTAATTTTTCTAGCCACGGATTACATGTCTCCTCATATCAAAGCTGTCAACTTTATCTGCCATCCAGTTGGATGCCAGCATCTTGAACAGGTATTTAGCTGCATCAATACTATGGTTGTTCTTGTCCACCATAGTTTCCTTTACGTTCCTACTCTGCCCAGTGCTATTGCTCCACTCATTGTATCTCCATTGGCACATCTCACGCCAGTGATTAGGGCAGGCTTTCGTTATACGATACCTCGGTTGCCAATCCTTATCAGGTTTCTTCTTGTCAAACTCGCCCCACATCTGACCGTTGATAAGTTCAGCGAACTGGGTATCACCCCCCCTAGTTCCTTTGATGAAGTGAACTCCCTCCTCTGCAAACAAAGAAGCAGGGCTGACTAAGTCACCACCGTCACCTCTCTCTTGTGTTGCCGTCCACATGCTCGGATCAGCTACGATCCATTCCAATCTATCATAGTACTCATACCCTAGTATAGCCTCTGAGGCACTTACGTATCCAGCCTTGCGTTTGTAGTATTCAAACACTGCGTAGTACTCATCCATCTTAACATCGTGTGCTATAACTATGAATGCTGTGATGCCACGACCTGCGTAATCGAATCCACCATACAACTTCCACTCTTCAGGTACTACTTTCCATACAGGTAATTGTATCCTATCTATGTGCCTCTCCATGTGAGGGAAGACAAGCTGTCCACCCTGTGCATCAAAATCAATTTCCATTTCCCTGCGCCACTTAGCACCTATCAGTCCACCGGGATAGCCCACTAAAGATTTAGCTAACCAGTCAGCACCTTTGGTAGTGAGTATGTCCTTGTCAGGGTCAGCTGTATAGTGGATGCGTAGTACACGCACACCATCAGCTGTTATGTAATCACTTATTCCTTTCATTGTGTGCCTCAATCATTCTCGAGAGGAGGCGAATAGTGTGATCGTCACCAAGCCTTTTAATCTTACGGAAGTCTGCCTCTAGTTCAGCCTTGTGCTTCTTGCTGGCATCCTTCCATACCTCAAAGAATCCATTGGCTCGTTGGCCTCCCGGTTTCATTTGAGTTAGCCTTCTAAACAATATAGGTGCGGAGACACGACCGTTAGCAAGGAAGGTATCACCAGCTTGAATTACAAGATCACGGTTACGAGTGAGTGTATTGTAGTCTATCTTACCATCAGTGTGCCATTTGTTTAACACCTCGGCTATAGCTACCTGAATCTTTTTAACTTCAGCCCGCTTAGCATCACCACCAACAGCAGTTATCCTATTGATAGCATCAGTATAGAAATCAACCTCATTTCTAATCTCCCATTTTAAGGAGTTCTCATGAAGCTTAACCTTTTCAAGTATGGCCCTATCCTTAACGCTTTCTCTTGGTGTCATCTTCAATAGCCTACTGAAGAATGGAACATTGCTCATTGCTCTTTGAGCGTCATCTTTTATGTTCTGCCTTATTTCAATCTTATCTTCAGAGCCTATGCTATCCATAATCTGTTCGCTAAATCCCCACCCCATAAGCTTAACAAAAGAATTGGAGGGAGTAAAGAATGTATTCCACACTAGCCTCATTCTCTCAGGGGAGAAAGGCTTGCTCTTAACAATACCAAATGTATCAGGCCATGTCTCGTTCAACTTCTCCGCACTAGCTATGAAAGCAGGGTGTGTCCAAGGCAAGAACTCTTTACCGTTATCAAGCATCTCACCCTTATGAGATACGTTAGTCATCTTGTATGTATCAAACCCTTGCAAAGCAAATACTGCTTTGATAGAAGGTGGCAGGAAGCTAGTGAAGGGGATCATATTCTTTATTGCATCACTGTATATTTCTGGGTCTTGGTTGACATACTTATGGAAGGCTGTATCCCCCGGCCCCAAAGTACTCTTAATAAATTGAGTAAGCATGATGTGAGCCATAGCGTTGATGCCTGCCTGCCCTTGGTCTAATGCAATCTCAAGATAGGCATGACTTGTTTCTCCGTGATCATTTGTATCATCTAATTCAGGCATAAGAAATACCATCGCCCTGCTCTTTGAATTATTGGGAACCTTATCCCACTCTTCTGGATGGTTCAGCAAGTTGTTTAACATAACTGCTGATGACAACATAAAGAACTGGAAGAACTTACCCCATGCTATAGCTAGGTTCTCTGTCCTCTGGGCCGCACTACTAGGGGCTCGACCTGCCTGCTCACCTTTCAGTAGGGTAGCAAACATACCACGTGTAGCTTGCATGCCAGCGTTCAGGTATGGAATAGTTTTATCCAGCATCTTAATAGTCTTACCACCTTGAGAGAAGTCTAAGTAACTACGTGCAATCCATGTAGCTTCCTTCCTAGCTTCTGCCATTGGTATACCATCCTTCAACCTAGACTGTAGTGCCTGTTCTCTTAGTGCTACACGTACCCATAGCTCAGTCTTTTGACCTAAAAAGGATGCATACTTTGACAGCGCACTTAATCCTTTATGTGTTACACGTAGGTCACTAGCTCTCAGGCTATCAGGGATTCCTTCTGCTGTCATGAATTGCATCATGCCACCATCTTCTAAGAAATCTCTAGCCTTACCAATAGGGGTGTCACCTCGGTGCCATACGTCCTTGTATGTCTTAACAAACATCTTACCCATCTGCCACATACCAATAGGGAATACAGCACTATACTCTCTTGTCCTAAACCATGAGAAAAATATATCACGAGGAAAGTTAGTAACAGCAAAGCCGGGATTAAACCCAGTAGCCCCAGCTCTCACCCATGCGGATAAAGATAGTGTCTGCAATAATGTAGCAGTCTCTCTATCAATAGCAGCATCTATCTTGCCCCACTCCTTACCTAACTCATGAGGCATAGTTACAGCGTGTGACACACCCTTCCTCATCATCTTAATCTTTATTGCTGTCCCTGTTAGTTCCTCTTCAGGTTTTACTATCTTGATGATAGGATTGCCGGGAAACTTTTCAGCGTAGGACAGTAACTCAAGGTTAGCTTCATTCCTAGCTATACGATCATGTAGTCTCACCATGTAGTCACGCATCAACAAGGATGAATCCAATAAGAGTGCTTGCGTGCTACCCTTGCCAATCGGTATCATGTTGTTAAAGGTGAGGTCTGGATCAAAGAACTGCATGTATCTACGTGGGGAGTAATCACCAACGCTAGCCATAGTCTTGAACAGGCTATCAGTAATCAATCCTGCTTGGCGCATGTGTCCTAGCTGACTCTTCATAGCTGCGAAGTACATGTCACCACGTTGCTGCATTAAGATTGCTTCCTTAGGTGATTTCTCCTTGAAGTCAACAAGGTATTTTTCATACTGTTCTTGCTTCAACCCGTCAGGATTGAGTATCTCTGCATCGTTAAGCATCTTTTCTACTTGAGCATCAGCATATTTTTGCGCTATGTCTAACTCTTTGAATGATGCAATCTCAACAGCCTCACTACGTGGGTCGCTCTTAGTCTTTCGTATAGTTAAGTAACGCTTGCTTAAGTCCTGCTTGCTAAACGTCCTACTCTTATACATAGACTTCAACACATCTATATGTCTTGGGTCTTGTGTATCGAACACAGTCCCCAAGCCCTTGTCATTCATGAGTGAACGGGCTACAGCATTTCTATTCTTCTCTATGTTTATGTTACGTCTGGCTTGGATGTGTTCATTCAAGTGATCTTCTTGTTCTCTCGTAAGATTCTTATAGATTTCATTCCTATATCTCTGGAACTCCACATCACCCTTAGCTGTCCCGCCTGCTGACAACTCCAAGGCACGTATCAACCTCTCTCCGTCTATCCCAAGAGCTTTACGAATCTGTCTCTTAACAATACCAGTTGCATCGAAGACAGCTTTATGGAACTTATCCCATATCTTGGCAGGAGTCATACGCTTGTTCTCTTTAGCTATTCTCCTGCTGCCACTGAAAGAATTCTGCACCCTTTTTACATCAGGGTCTGTATTGATGTCACACTTAGCCATTCATACTCCTTTATCCGCACGTCATATCGTTTATGTCTGGGCTTTTAACACTATCGAACGGGTTGACTTTTCCATCCGCATCATAAACAGTATTGTCTTCGTCTTCTGAAAGTTCACTGGGTGTCTCGGCAGCAATGTTAGCTGCCCCATCTATAACTATTTCTCCATACTGGTCTAACTCTTCGCTGACAGACTCATCAATAGCATCCTGATCAGCCTGTTCTTCTTCGGTTAGATCATCAGCAATGTCATCACCAGTCTGCTCACTCTCTAGTGCAGCTATATCTGCAAGACGTTGCTTCTCTATCTCTGCTAGTCTGGCATCCTCTAAGACTTCAGGTTTAGATTGCTCAAAAGTAGTAGGAGTTATGATAACCCTGTCTGTCTCTTCAGGAGCTACAACATCATCAGTCAGAGTATTTATATCTACTATTGGCTCCACCGTCTTCTCTTTACGCTTAGCAGTCTTCTTCTTAGCCTTAACATTCTTGACCAGATCACCTATGCTGTCATCGTAGTACCCTAATATATGTTCATCTATTTCTGCATGTATTTTCTTATCGACCTTATCTACATTGATAGCGTGACCCTGTGCCACCTTAGATAGCAGGTTAGTACCTGTTGCCTCACCTATTAACTGTTCAACAAAGTCTACATGAAAGCCATGACCCTCTATTGCTGTCCTTTCAAACTTGGATTCAAAAGGAACAAAGTCTTTAATCTTAACCCACCCCAGCATTTGTGGCTCATGGAATCCAGTATCTAACATTACATTAACGAATGTGATATCTCCCTCATCACGTATGTCCATCTTGATCTGGGCAGGAGGAGTAGTATCATCAGGCTTCACGTCTGTGCTAGAAAAGTCTGCAGTTTTAACTGCTTGTGATAAGCTGCCACGCTCACGCTTCTCTTTCTCCGCAAGATTCTCCGCACGTAATACTTTCTTCCTATCTTTCTTCTGCTGCAGTGGCCCAATGAATCCTACAGGGTGCCACTCAACAAGCATGCCAGTCTCTATCATGCCATGTTTGTCCTCATTTATGTCTACTCTGTTGAACCTGAATGATTTCTTAGATAGGTTAGGCGGGACGTATCCACTTTTAACTTTCTTCTTGTCAGCCAACTCAACATTAGTGATAGGCACGCCTTCATCAGTGAACTCTCTGATAGAACCACTATCACGTTTACGCTTTGCATCTATTTTGGCTTGTGCCTTAGCTCTCTTGTCGGAATCTCTTGGCCCACTAGGGAACTCACTCAGCTGTGGCCTAGAACCTTGAACAGATATTCCACTGAAGTCAGGGATAGACCTACCTGAGAGTATCAGCTTTCTGTCTACAATATCTCTCTCTATGCTAGCAAATACCTCACGCTTTTCTTTGCCAGTTAGATCATCAGTAGTGTATCCACCAGCCTTATTAACTAAGTCATCAAGCTCATCACTTACATTGCCATCAAGGATAGACCTGCCTATGATGCCTACATACTGATCACCCTCATACAAATCCTGAACTCTCTGAGTAAACTCAGCCTTAGCATTAGCAACAAACTGTTGCTTAGCTATGGCACCTTCCAATGTCTCATCTTCTGACAGCTCAAGCTTAGTGTCACTGACATCTATGTGAAGCCTCTCAGCCGTAGCATAGAAATCATGTGTAGCCTTTACAATCTTAGCAAGCTGTCTCTCAATAGATTTATTCATCAAGCGAACAGCGTTCTCTTCGATCAGTTGCTTAACAGTAGACAGTTGTGTGTTGTTCGTAATCTCTCTACGAATCTTTATCTCTGCACCTGTTACCGGATGCAGCTCTGTGATCTTCAGTGATGTAAAATTAGTATCACCAGCCGTATGCTTAGAGGCATCATAATTTCTGAGTATATTGTCAGCTTTCTCTTGGTCAGCAGCTAACTGTTCATTATACTTATTCTCGTTCCTGTTACGTGTGCCAGTAGCATTCTTCTCTAACTTAGTCTTCTCTTCTCTAGCATCCTTGAGTGCTTTGAAATTAACTCTGTCTTCATCAAGACGCAAGTAGCTGAATCCAAACCCACCACCTACTGGGCCTTGCCTGTCAACAGTTACAGTCCCAAGACCTTTAGCCTCAACAGGAATTACTGGGCCTTGTCTATCACCAAGCTCCTCTGTCCTAAGTATTGGGCCTTGTACTGGGCGAGTCAAAGGCAACAGTCCCTTGTCGCTATCTAAAGGTTTAGCCCTCTCACCTTTTTTCTTACCTCTCTCAACTTCAGCCTTCTCAAAATCTATAGCTTTCTGTCTGGTCTCAGGGTGGCTTAATAAGAATGCAAATCCCCCCGGCCCACTGTTGATCATCTTCTCAAACAGCTTGTCTTCTTTAGCAATCTTCTTACGTCTATCTAAGCTAACATTGCCTGTCTCGCTAAAGAATTCGGTGTTCTCTATCTCTCTCTTCTGTTGCGTCCACTTCTTTAGTCTGTCAAGCTGTGCCTTAGTACCCTTACCGTCAACAAGAGAGAGGTCATGCTCTAACTCAGCAATCTTCTGACGCAAGTTATACAGTATAGTACCCAATACCTTTTGGTTATGAGGACTCCTGTTGCCTAACTGATTGTCTTCTGTCATGAGCTGAATGACACGTGCTACATGGGTGTCTGTCATCTCATTAATTAAATCACCATCGTCATTCAGCGTTAAGAATGCAAGCTGGCCTTTGTCACTTGCAATAGTTACTGCAGTGTCTCTGACCTCAGCCCTGCCGTACTTAAATAATACTTCAGCCATCTCCAATGAAGACTTCCCTTCAAAAGCTTCCATAGGAATCCCGACAGAGGCACCTAGAGACTTCATCTTCTTGATGTTCATGCGCCTAGACTTTTTAAGCTTCAGCGGTGTCGGGTAATCATGGATTAGTTTACCAAGCTCACTGTCAACAGGTACATCAATTACGAGATCAGGTACGTCATCGTCTTCTTCAGGTTCTTCCTGAGCTGCTAGTCTTAGCTGCCTCTTCCTTTCTATATCTTCTGACTCTGCTTTACGCTCCGCATTCAACTGCGCTGCCTTATCCTTAGCAGGTTGTGGTGCTTCGTCACTAACAGACTGTAGTGGGTCTATCTTAGCCTGCTTGGCAGCTTCATCCTTCTCCCTCTTATTTGTTATTTTATATAATAGAGCAGCCCTCTTGCTTATATCTGTTCCTTCTTTGCGTGAAACGATAGCATCTATTTCTCCTTGGTCAACTCCAGCCTTCTGCGCCTTAACTATCAAGTCACCAAGAGGAAGGGATGAGTACCCCTCAACTTCTTTCTGAACCTTTTTAGTTGCTTGCTTCTTCTGCTGTGCTGATGGTGCTGCAGGGGGCGGAGGATCATCATCTTTCTTAGGGGGAGTTACAGGTTTAGTAACCACGCCTTCATCTGCTTCCACTTTCTCTTCAGTTTTTGTATCATCTCTCTCCTGTCCTTGAGTTGGGCCTTGAAGGTCATCGGTTAAAGGGACACCTATCTCAG